CTGTGTTGTGGGGTAAAGTATATGATTACAGTTGTGGCTATGGCGGCAGACTGCTTGGTGTAACCAGTAGTAATCTTAAACTAGAATATGTGGGAGTAGATCCCAATACTGAGACAGTGGACCATTTAAACATACTAAATGCGTTTATAGCAGAAGCAGGCGGTATACCAGGCGAGATACACCAGTCTGTAAGCGAGGAATACGTGCCTGACAACATTGATTGTGCATTTAGTAGTCCGCCCTACTTTAACTTAGAAAAGTACTCAGACGAGCCCACACAGTGTATGAATAGGTACGACAGTTTAGATAACTGGTTCGAAGGTTATGTGGTGCCTACTATGCAAAATATACATAAAGGATTAAATGATGATGGCGTCTTTGCCACAAACATTGCAGATTACAAAACACCAAAAGAAGAGTTTAAAGTGGTTGACCGTTGGATAAGTACTGCTGAGAAATTAGGATTTAAACACACAGAAACAATTAAAATGATGTTGAACACCAGACCTGGAGTTGGCAACGGCAAACAAGATGGTGTTGAAAAATTTGAGGGTATATATGTCTTTACAAAATAATGTATTTGATTTTGATGTTGACATAGACATGGCTGACAGATCTAAACTTCTAGATCATATTCAGCATACTCCTGCCAGCATAAAAAACGAAGGCAAGTTTACAAAGCATAATACTGGAGTTTACTTTCAGAACATACCCACATTCCCACTACAAGGATACAGTGCTATAGATCACAAGGAAGCAGAACAAGATGGCTGGTTTAAAGTTGACTTCCTTAATAACAATGTGTATAACAAAGTAAAAAACGAGAAACACTTACAACAACTGGTAGATCAAGAGCCTATGTGGGAACTGCTAGAGCATGCTGAAGTAGTAGAGCAACTGTATCACATCAATAATTATGCAGACTTAGTTAAACAATACAAACCAACCAATATTGAACAGTTAGCAATGATACTGGCTATCATACGTCCTGCCAAGAGACATTTACAAGGACAAACTTTTGATGAGATTGCTAAAACGGTGTGGTCAAAGCCTGACAACGGCGAGTATTATTTTAAGAAAGCTCATGCTATTGCATTTGCTATGGCTATTGTTGTACAGTTGAATTTGTTGTGTGAGGACTAGTCAGTTTTCCTGACTAACTGAATACTTCTTCTTTTAATTCTTTTCTTCATTAAGTTTTGTAAACTGGTTACAGGACCAAATAGTATTTCTACATCTTTTACAATAAAAGTTCGCAATGCATATTTGAACTGATCCATTTCGTAATGTAAGAAAACATCTATGGGCAGTTGGCGATTACTTTCCCACCACCACATTTCACCGTATTCTAAGAATTCTTTCTTTTTGGGAATGGTTGTAATCAAGTTTACATCATAAAAGGTTAGCAGTTGATTGTCCTGATTCACTACGATACCCACATACTCTTCTTCTGAGTATTGTATTCCTGTTAAAAATTCAAATTTACTATAGGGATTCTGTGGTTCCATTAAAGTTATTTATTATTCGTAATGTAAATGTTTGATATCTTTGGTTCTTAATAAATATTATTATGTACGAGCTAATCCTCCCACAAGATCGTATCATAGAAATTTTCGGACATAGTTATCCTAACGACCGCGAAATTGACGCCTATAGAGAAATGGTTTGGAGACAGAGTGTTAGGTATAGGCGTGACTTGAGAAGGGATATTTTAGTGAGGAATGTCATTAGTTTAATGGATGACATAGGTTTTTACATTATATTTGATTATCAGATCAGAGAAAGACAGATCAGATTCAGAGAAGAGGACTTTCTGGCAACTGCAAATATGGCTGGATTGTACGAGTTTGTTCGTGCCTAGAATCTAGATAAATACTTACATGAGCTCAAGTGATCACAGACTTTATCTGTATGAAGATAAAATAAATTTAGTTGTAACTACTACCTCAATGTACGTGGATAATAGACCTATGAATAACAGAAAATTAAAAGCACACAAAGGATTATCAAATGAAATATTCTTTCATATCACAGATCGTGACAGAAAGAAACAAAATGTCTTTTCTGATACCCTCAGAGCACATGTTGTAAATCCTTCAACTCGCAGAAGAATTTTTAGCAGAACATTAGAGCACACTGCTGATGTTGGTGTTGTTAAATTAGTATTACCTGAAAGTGATTTGGGTGCTGTGGATGCAGGTTTATATTCATTGTACATTACTCGTAGTGAAACAGAACAAACTGATTTACCAGTTTTTACTGATCAAAATAATAACCTGAAGTTTGATATAGAAATCAGTGATCAAGCCAGTGTGGAACCTATACCCACACAAAATACAGAAGTGTTTATCCAAACAGGTAATACAATCCTAGGAGATGCCGCTAACAGTTTTGTAACCAGTGCACTGTACGGTAACCTGGAAAGAAATTTTGATTATGCACAACACACCATGGCAATCCATGCTTCAGGATATACTGGCCAAGTTCAAATACAAGCAAGTTGTTTAACATCAACCCCCGACAGCGATGATGAAAGTCCAGACTGGTTCACTGTATCCACACTTGATATTGCTGATCCACAGACTACTGGCAACATTATAGTAGATACTTTTACTGTAAATTGCAATTGGGTCAGGGTGCTTCATTACCCCGTTTCTGGCGGCATTTCAAAGATTCAGTTACGCAATTAGTCATTGACAAAAACAGATAAATCTATTATACTATTCGTATGATAGATAAAGTCGTAGATTCTGTACACAGCCTTGTGATGCATAACCTGCCGGTGCGTACTACTCGTACACCCAGCGGGTGGATCACTCTTGATTGTCCAATGTGCACAGACAGCCGTAAACGTGGTGGTATTATAGAGAGTGGTGCAAAGATAAGTTACCATTGTTTTAACTGCGGTTATACCACAGGCTGGAACATGAACTCACACTTGGGTAAAAAGTTTAAAGACTTGGCAGAAAGACTGGGTGCCAGTAAGCAAGACATACATCAGGTACAAATAGAATTATTAAAGAACAGTGAAGAGCTAGAAGTTGCCGCACCCACAGACTATGTTTACTCATCAAATAAATTTAACACAGTGGATTTACCTGACAGTGCACAATATATTGAAGATTTGCCTGATAATAATCCATTAAAAGTTTACGCAAATGAGCGTGGACTACTTGGCATTTATCCACTGTTACACTTTGACGACTTGCCTAACAGAAAACGTGTAATTGTGCCTTTCACATACAATGGTGAGCTAGTGGGTTGGACTGGCAGACATATTGCTCCGCCAGACAAAAAGACACCCAAGTATCTGCATAACTTACAAAGTGGCTATGTTTTTAATGTGGACAGGTTTGCTGAGAGTGAACGGCAAATTGTTATTGTGACTGAGGGTGTGTTTGATGCTATACTGATAGATGGTGTAAGCATACTGGGTAATAGTGTGACAGCAGAGCAAGCACATCTGATAGACAAACTGGGTAAACGTGTTATACTCTGCCCTGACAGAGATGATGCAGGCAAAGAGCTAATAGAACAAGCAGTAGCATTGGGTTGGGAAGTAAGTTTTCCTAATTGGGCTCCAGATGTTAAAGATGCGGCTGATGCTGTGATGCGATACGGCAGATTAGCTACAGTGGACAGTATTATACAAAATGCAACTAACAATAAAATAAAGATTGAAGTTAAGAGTAAAATGTTATGAAACTTTATACAAATGGCTGTAGTTTTACACACGGAACCAATCCACTTCCAGAAGATGAGAAAAATCATGATATAACATATAAGAATTTTACTTATTGTTCCCCATGGAGACAACGCACTGTTTGGCCTGAAAAAATATCTCCATTATTTTCTGTTTTGTTTAACCATGCAATGGCAGGCACAGGAGTTGATAGATTAGTACGTACAACAATGCAGTTTGTAGAACACTTAAAATCCATAGACGATGATATCAGTGATTGGATGTTTATTTTACAAGTAAGCCAACCTGCAAGGAAAGAGATAATTCATAAATCAGGATATCTTAGCAGAATACATTATATAGATCCTGACCAAATGGAAGGATATCATGCTTATGATTTAGCATACGATGTGATTCATACCAAACAAGGTACACCAGAACTGGATGCAGAAAATGACAGAATTATATCAGAAATGGAATCTATGAGGAAGGACGAAGCATACAAGCGAGGTGTAGTAAATTACAGTCTACTGGTTGAAAATGATTATGAGTTATTGAATCGCCATTTTAAAAGTTTGTTATTACTTGTATACTATTTAGAACATAACAACATTAACTATTTGCTAACTGGTATGGACCCGCAGTGTTTAAAATTACATTATAGTAGCAGTGGTGTAGAATCACTAGACCTCATGATGAATTTATTACCTTATGATAAAATTTTAATAGACATGGTTAGTATTTTTGACCCTGAAGGAAAATTTTTAAACAGAGTAGGACCTGATGATAATCATCCAAATGATAAAGGTCATGAACTGTTTTCTAGATATATAATTACTGAGCTGAAGAAAAGAAACTACTTATGAGTGATATAAAAGAATATACAGATGAAATTCAGCACATGTTTGTGCAATTTTTAATATCGGATGGCGATTTGTTTAGCCGTTGCATGGCTATACTGGATAGCGATCACTTTATCAGAAAATATCGTCCTGTGGTAGACTTCATTAAGAGTCATACACAAGAGCATAACACACTGCCCACAATAGAACAAATTAATGCCGTTGGTAAAGTAGAACTGGAACCAATTGCAAATGTAACACCGGAACATCAGGACTGGTTCTTATCTGAATTTGAAACATTTTGTAAGCACAAAGCACTAGAAAAGGCCATCATTGAAAGCACTGATGATTTAGAAAATAAAAATTATGGTGCTGTGGAAGAACGTGTTAAAGCGGCAACACAGATTGGTCTTATTAAAGACTTGGGTTTGGAATATTTTGAAAACCCTAAGGAGCGTTTGGAATGGATCAAAGCACAAGCAGGTGCAGTAAGTACAGGCTGGAAAGGTATTGATCAAAAACTGTATGGTGGATTGAACAGAGGCGAAATTACTATTTTTGCCGCACCCAGTGGTGGTGGTAAAAGTTTGTTTTTGCAAAACCTGGGCGTTAACTGGGCATTGGCTGGGCTTAATGTAGTTTACGTTAGTTTGGAATTAAGTGAGCAGTTAATCAGCATGCGTTTGGACAGCATGGTAAGTGGTTATGCGGCAAAGGAGATCATGAAGAACATGGATGATGTTGATCTCAAAGTTCGTATGAAGGGCAAAGGCAAAGGCAAATTCCGTGTTAAGTATATGCCTAGTGGTATTAGCGCCAACGACTTGCGTGTGTTCTTACGTGAGTATGAGATACAGAGTGGCATTAAAGTAGACGCACTATTAGTGGACTACTTGGACTTAATGATGCCTATCAGTAAAAAGATCAGTGCAGAAAATTTGTTTGTGAAAGACAAATTTGTATCTGAAGAATTACGTAATTTAAGTATGGAACGAAACATACTATTAGCAACAGCATCACAGTTAGGACGTAGTGCTGTAGAAGAAATAGAATATGATCACAGCCATATTGCAGGTGGTATCAGTAAAATTAATACATCAGATAATGTTATTGGTATTTTTACTAGTAATGCAATGCGTGAACGTGGTAGATATCAAGTACAATTTATGAAAACACGTAGCAGTAGCGGTGTTGGCAGTAAAGTGGACTTAAAATTTAACATAGACACACTGAGAATTGAGGATCTAGAAGAAGGTGAAGAGGGTGCAGAAGCATTACAAACAGCAACTTTGATGGATCAACTTAAAAGAAGTAGTGTGATCAAAGCAGATGAACCTGACGCACAAGAAGCCGTTAGCCAGAGTTTACAACTTCGTGAATTTTTGAAAGGCAGAAAGTGATAAATACTTGTATTAGCAACGGAGACTAATTGTGCGTAAAAGCAGAAGCATTTTAGAAGAACTGAATCAGATTTCAGTAGATCGTGATCGTAACCACGTGGTAGAAAATCGTGGTGAGCATGTTATTAAAAGTGCTATTAACTTAATCGAACAGATCGAAATACATTATGATGAGCAGACCGCAAAAGACCTTACCAACAGACTGATTAACAGCATACGTGGTAAGGACGCCAGTAAGTTTTCCCGTGGCATCAAAAAAGCAATTAAAGAAAGTCAAACGGGAGAAGGCGGTGAAAGTCAATAATTATACAAAGTCCATTTTAACTGAAAGTGTCTGGCAGACACTTAATGAAGATACCAGAAAATATCTCAGAGAATGGGACGAAGTCGTAGAGCTTATAGAGACAAATAAGTACCTCTTTGAAGCAGAGCTGACTTCTCAGCAAATTAACACTCTTTTTACCAGTGCAGAAGAATATGCTATTAACTCTGGTGAATTCCAAACTGGTTTAGGTAAAGCAGGAAATGCAGCAGCAAGTGCTGGAGCCGCCGTAGCCGGTACAGTTAAAGTTGGTGCCGACATTGTTAGACAAGTCAATAAAAAAATAAACGAATTGGGCAGAATGATACAGGACACGACTCCTGTTAAAAACATTGACGCCGCATTTGAAAAAGCCAAGAAGGACATGTATGACAAACTTGGCGGTAAAGATTCCAAAGTTAACCAGATTGTTTTAAAACTGAGCGATGCTGCAAAAGCACACCCAGGAGCCGCAAAGTTTGCTGTAGGTTTGTTAACAGCAGCAGCATCCATTGCCGCAGGTCCAGCAGGTGGTGCAGCCGCTGGTTTTCTGTTGCGTATGGGTAACGACCTACTAGCAGGAGAAAAACTAAGTACAGCAGTTGGTAAATCAGCCAAGACAGCGGTAGCTGGTTTCCTTGCTGGTAAAGCAGTTGACGGTATTAAAGA